CAGGTAAAGCCTGCTTGCCTACGGCATACATGTCACGCCCAGCAGTTCTAATAGCATCTTCTGTAAAGTTGGCAACACCACGTTTGTTCATATCACGCATACGTGCTGTAGCAAACTCAGATAGTTTAGCTCGTCCCTCACGACCAATCACAGTCTTACCGAGAACATCTCGTGTCTTGACAGCCTTGCCTGCTTTGTTCAACATCGTTGCTTTAGCAGCAACAGTTCCACCAAGAGTCGCATAAGTCAAAGGGTCAAGGGCAATGTCTCCAACAAGACCAAGTATACGACCGCCCCAACCCTTCATCGGGAATGCCTTACCAGTACCGTAATCAAAATCTTTTGCCTGATTCAAAAAATCAGACAAAGAAGCATTCGTGTTGGGGTCAGAATCTAAAACATCTACAGCTTCACGAACACCAGAGATAACAGCACGATGTGGTGTATCAAGAATCTGTAAAGGTAAAAGCAAGTTCTTCAAAGCCGAAGCATTCGGCTTTGAGCTAGGAAGAATAACAGCAGGACGCAAAGGCTTCTGTGAGGAGACAGGAGCAGCCGGACGAATAGCTTTCAAACGTGCAATAATGTCAGCAGAGTCGCTGGGTATATTAGCCATTCCGTGTAGTACGCTTCAACATAGCGTTGGACAGAATGCTGTCCTTTAGAGGAGTGGCACCTTGTGAAGCAAGGCTAGTGAGAATCTGTAAGGCAGTTTCCTGCGCACGACGATTACTATCGGCAGCAGAACCAACATTACCATCTTGCAAAGACTTAAGAAAACTGCCATAAGCTCTGCTTCTAGCAGATGCAGCTTTGTCCTCTACGCCAGCAGGATTCATCTTAAGTTCTCTATCAGCTTGCATCATCGCTGCACCTGTCATATTGGCAGGTTTGTTTATACCAGCAGTAAGCAAAAGTCTGTCGATAAAAGGCTTAGCACCAAAAAGAGAATCTATAGGATTCTGAAATCCCTTACTTGGAGTGTATGGCAAAATAGACTTCAAAGCATTACCAATCAAACCACCCTTATTGTCACCAGGAGTATTCAAATAAGGGACCGCAGTACCATCATCATTAAGAATGTACTTGTTTTCTTTCTTCCAACGCTTCTGCTCTTTAGCAGACAAATCTTGAAAAGCACGGTCAAAAAGTAACTTCCTTTTCTTCTTCTCATCTGTCTCGATAACTGCACCATACTTGGCATCTATCGCCTTATTACGAGCTACATCAGTAGCTTCCTGCTGAGGCAGGTTACCAATCAAACTGTCAAATTGTTCAGGAGCAAATTTGTATGCAGTAGCAATATTCTTGAGACGGCCATCAGGAGTCTTGTCAAGATAGGTTTCTCTAGCACCAGGCATTCCAGCTTTCTGAAAAACATCTTGTTCCATGTCTTGCTTCATCATCGCACTAAGAACATCTTGTTGTTCTTTCGCTAAATCCTCAACAAAACTCTTCCAGTCCTCTGGCTGTAAACCAGATGACTTAATCAAGTCCTTATTGGACCACAACTCCCAAGAAGGGGTACCTGACTTAATCGCATCAGCAGCCTGCTTAAAAGCAGGATTCATAGAATTATTGGCAGACCTAATATTCGGTGCATACTGACGATACAAGTCGTCTTGAGTAAACTGAGGAGCAGACTGATAGTTGCCTAACAAATACTGCATTACAGGGTCCATAGTATTGGACGAGAAATCTGACCCGCCCTTACTAGAAATCATTGCTGCAATCATCTCGCTATATGGGTCAGCCATACTAATTAGTCCTTTTGTTACTTAAAACGCTTTAGCCAAAGCAGGAAACTTCTTCTTTGCTGCAGCCATAGTCGTAAACTTATAGTTAGGATTCAAGTCTGCTAAAGCAGCCTTAAAGTTCGGATAGTTGTCTGGTGCTGCAGCAACCTGCTGCGCACGAGATGTAGCACTACCAACAGAAGGAACACTGGCATTATTACCAGAACCAGCAGCAGCAGGACCTGTCTCAACACGTCCAGTAGCCGGGTTAACATCCGCAGCAGTAGCACTAGTACTACCACCAGCACCAATAATCGCTTCTTCAAGTGCATTCCTTCGAGTACCAACACCCTCTTCAACACCAAAACGTGCCTGATTAATTTGGTCCATCAATTGATTCATAGCAGTTGTACGTGCCGTATCAGCGTTCGCTTGATACGCAGCACGTTGAGAGCCGAGACCAGTAGTCGCATAATTCTGTGCCATACGAGAGACATCAAGATTCGACTGATTGTTAGCCAACTGGTTAGCGGACATCAACTGCTGTAACTGATTAAACGCATCAGCACCTCCCTGGTTGGCTATCTGAGAAGCCTGAACCTGCTGACTAACAGGGTCATTAGAAACACCATAAGCACTCAAATAGTTAGCCATAGCATTGTTCACAGGTGATGACTGTTGCTGCAAATTAGCATAAGGATTAATTTGGTTTGCACCAAGATACTGATTCAAATCCCCGTAACCAGTGTTAACTAAACCTTGAGCAGTATCATACCCAGCATTGATATTGCCAATCCCAGTGTTGTAATTATCCCAGATAGAAGCTTGTCCAGTCTCATCTTGTCCTCTAATCAAGTCAAGCAAAGTGTCAGCGTTACCACGGTATCCACCAGACGCAAGACGACCTTGCAAACCTTGCAAAGCACGGAGAGAAGTAGCAGAAGCGGTATCAGCATCAGAACGCTCAGCATTAAACTTGTCACGAGCCAAAGCATCTGCAGCCGCTGTACTAGAACCTCCACCACCACTACCTCGAAGCATGCTTGTCAAACCTTCAATACCACCATAAGCGGCAAAAGGGTCAACTGTAGTAACTTGTGCCACAGGCTGATTACGACCAACCTGCAAATCATAAGCAGAACGTGCTGCAGGTGTAGCCCCAAGATAATTAAAAGGCTTACCATAAGTTTCTCTTGTAGCAGCATAAGAATTTCGAGCATCAGTAGCATCTGCGGAAGTACGGTCTCTAAAATCTTGGGTAGGGTACGTAGTAACACCGACAGTAGATGTCTTTGGTATCTGCGCAACAACCTTGTTCTTGTTCTTCCTATCAACACTATCTGCACTCATGCGTATGCTCCTGCTCTGTACTGCAATATTTGTCCTGCGTCCTCAGCAATCTGCTGAGCCTTCTGTGCTGCCAAAATGTTTTTGTCCTCTGCAAGCTGTGCTTGACGATTACTTAAATCACCTTGATAAAAAGCGTTACTCGTGTCAAGCGCACCCTGCGCTTGACCAGTCTTATCAACACGGTCTTTAGCAAAGTCTTGCATTGCTTTAGAAAATGCACCACTCTTAACGTTTGCCGTGTTGCGTCCACTACGACCATAACCTGACACCAACTGTGGTGCCTGCCTATCATACTCTCTATTTACGTCTGCCATCGCACGACGAGCAGTCTGGTTCATAGTTTGGTTCTCATAAAGAGAACGACTACTCTCTCTATTAAAACCACTAATCAATGCTTGAAGACGTGCTGCGTATTCTGCCGGATTAAATGCCATTAGAAATTTCCTTTATATTTACTACCAGTTTGGGTGACTGGACGACTTTTCAATTGCTCAACATCTTTACGTAATAAATCAATAGCCTCAATCAAAGACGAAACAATCTGACGAATAGCAATAGCATCCGTAGACTTCAGCGTCGTTACAACAGGAATCGATAGTGGTTCCATCATGAGAATATTGATGTCCCCAAAACAATCTGGTCACTATCACCACTAACAGGACTAGCTAACTTAATAGAAGTAATGGCACCATCAGCAATGGCAGCAGTTTGAATTGCGCCAGCAGTAATGTTTGTGCCTGCCTGCAGTGCGTCAACAAAGTTCTTTACAGCGGTAAAGTTAGCATTCGCTTCAGCAGCTTCAGCAATGGTTGCATCAGTAAATGTATGCGGAATAGTTATAGCCATTATCCAGTGACCTTTCGATTATTATATTTGTAAGCAATACTGTCAATGCCCCACTCGCCACCAGTTGGACCAGTAAACAACAGTTGCACACATCGAGCCAAACCAAGATTAGAACCACGAATAACCTGAGCGCCCTCAGCAACAACACCCCATTTGTCTTGGCCCCATTTACCAATACCCCACCTCATACCGGTCGCAGATGCTGGAAGAACAATATCAATACTTTTACGCTCATTACCAGTTGCTTCTTCGAAATTGTGGAACACTTTAACATTCAAAGTTCGTTGTGTGTCAACCTGTTTCAAAACAAAATCTGGTCTACGGAACATCTTCTTCATTGAATAATTGTTGCCATCAATCCAACCTGTGCGATAGTAAGTGGTAAAGTTCAATTCTGCTCCACCAATCAAATCTGTTTCAGAATCATACTTCTCAACTTCCAACACTCTTGGGAGTGTTGGATGAATCAAAAGTGGCACAGCAATACCAGCAGAAGTTCTAAAATCTGAACCACCAATAAGACCGTAACCACCTGCAGAAGCAAGCATGTTCCAAGAACCATTCTGACCAATGCTTGGGTCATAAACAAGATTAACAGTTGTTTCGGTAGCAGCTGTGCCAGTTGAATAAGGAACACCCAACCAAACACGTCTACCGACATACGACACAGCAACCTTGTTGTCATAGTTACTGTTAATGTATCCAAGTGGATACATTGCTTTCAAGTTTTGAAACAAGTCAACAACAGTGTTACCGTTGTAATAAAACAAACCTTTGGCATGAACATAGAAGTAAACGCCCTGTTCAGACTGTGCAATATAAGAAGGGTTATCCGCTCCAAGACTAGAAGACAACTCAACGACCTGATGGTCTGTCGAGTCGTACCCAAACAAAACATAAATAGCCTGTGGCTTAAACACAACAAGATGTCCAGCAACAACAGCAAGACCCGTTATACCATCTCCACCACCGTTAAAGTCAATATAGTCAGATTCAAGCCAATCTTCTGGCAAACCCTCATGAGACCATCGCAAACGGTTAGGATAAACAACGCCATTCTCTTTTGTATTTGCAACAAACATTTTATTTGTGTGCTGAATTGTATGCTCCGCTTTGGGAAAGTATCCACCAACAGGACTAACGTAAGCCTGCCAGGTAGGACCACTTGCAGTCAAAGCAGTTGAGTAGGTGTCAGCAACTTCCCACTTATATGATGCAACGCCGGCTTGACCAGTAGTAATATACATCGTCTTGCCCCACTGGGCAAGCGATGAACCATTCGTACTAGCAGACACAATCGGAGTACCAGCACCAAAATTCAAAACACTAAAGTTTGTTCCAGTAGATTTGTAAACAGTCGTTTCCGTTGTAAGCATCAGATACTCAGTAGAACCCTTAAACCATGTCAGACGCTTAGGAGCCCAAGTACCAGACACAGCGGTGTCGTTAATCTCTCTAAACGCTCCACGACTAAACAAACCACCACGAGGGTCAATCTCAACATTCATCATGTCAGGTGACTCATTGTTGGACAACTGAAACTGGTCGGCACGAAGATTCAAGCCACCAGTAAAATCATCACGGCGTTCAATAAGGACTTGTGCCACTACAACGTCCTACCAAGAGTCTGCAACCAACGCTTCATAGTTGGATACTGTCGTCCACCGGACATCACAACAGGTTGTGCACTTGATGCTTTCATCAAGTCACGGCGAGCAAATGCAACACCTTCTTCAAAAGACTTCATATGCATGTTTGCTAAATCAGAGTCCTCTTGACGCTGATAAACACGAGCAAGAACAAAATAGGGCAAAATAGCATGAAAGAACTCGTCAAGGTCAATATCCTCGTTAACGTTAGTCAACCAAGTATAAACAGGATTACGAAAAGCTCGCACAGTCATCGGATACACAATGTCTGGCTTAGCCCACAACAATAACTTTTTGTCCCAAAAACTATAAAAATATGGTCGACTAGGAGTATCAAGATTGCCCAACCAAATTTGTTCTGCATCGTTGTAATCAATCAGACTAAGCCTGGCACCCTGGGTTGATGTGTCCACAACAGAAATGATTTCTCGAATATCCCCAATTGTAGATATTGTGTACTCACGCTGGTTGGCGACAGTATTAAACGTGTATGTTTCTTGTAATATCGGCCAACGGCGTTCTAACGCATAAATGCGTTGGAACCCTTCACGAGCAAACTGGTCAATAATAGAATCGGACAAATCCGTTTCATCAAGGTCGGCCATTTCCCTGACCTGCGCACGTAATGTCGTAAGTGTTATTGCCATTAAGCCTCACCCTTATTTCTTAGATGTCCGATGCAGAAATCTGTCCCACGGGCCTTTGGGCCCTCACACGTGTCATCCTTGCCTATGCAACGATTACGCCCGATATAAGGGCCTGATGGAGCAGCAAGGCGAGCGCCTTCTGCATGGGCAAGACGGGAGTGCTTAGTAGTTGGCTCCCCGTATAGAGTATGAGCAAGTTTGGCCGTTTGGTTCATACCAATAGCCCTGTTTGTTACTTAATACGCTTCTTTGGAACTTTCTTTACAGGAGTCTTTACAACAGCCTTCGAAGTCAAAGGCTTCGAAGTTCTCTTTACCATTGGCTTAGTAACAGTCTTGGCAACACGAGGACTGCGCTTAGCAACTGCTGGAACAGACTTCTTTGCAGTCTTCGCTACAGTCTTTGCTGCCGGTTTACCAAGATTCTTGTAAGTGTTGAAGTTCGCAGCCTTAGCAGCTTTAGATAATGGTGCTGCCTTATATGGTGCAGCCTTACCAACAATCTTAGGTGTAACTTTACCCAAGTTCTTGTAGTACTTCAAATTAGATGCACCCTTAGCACCCTTAGCCAATTTTGCTGCCTTGCCAGCTGCAACAGCAGCCTTGGCACCAGCACCAACACCGAAAAGAGTAGCAATACTTGAACCAAGTTCAAGAACACCAGCGCCAGCAGACTTCGCAGCCTTGCCGTAATTACCTTTGCGCAAGTTCTTACCTGCACGACCAAAGTCATCTACGCCAAGAAGTTCATTGCGGGCAAAGTCATAAACTTTGCCTCCACCACTACGACCCTTTTTAGTGTCAGCGGACATCGAAGAAGGCTTAGTAGAACCAGCCTTGTACCCCGACACGCCTTTCATATTGGAAGTAGCAGAACGACCCTTGCTAGAAGAAGAACTAGGGGTACCGGAAATAGCAGGAGGATTAGAACTAGATGAACTAGAACTAGTTACCTTTTTCTTTGGTGCAGCAAAACCACGACGACTTACATCGCCAGAGTTAAACTTCTCACGAAGTTGCTTACGCAACTCGGGAGTGACAGTCTTACCCTTAGCCTTCATCTCGCCAATGCGAGTCTCTACATAATAACGTTTACGAGACTCTTTAGCACTTTGACCCTTTGCGGTACCAGCCTTAACAGCTTCCTTACGACCAGCAATACGAGCCTTCTCGGCTGCATTCATAGCCATTAGTACATTGACCTCATACGAGAAACTTTAGCTTTTGGCTTAGCATACGCACCAGCCTTAGCAGATGAACTCTTCGCAGTAGCCGAACCCATTGCATCAGCACCCTTGCCACGACCTGCAGCAGACTTGCGTGGCATTGTCTTACCAAAACCACCCATTGTTGTAGCACGACCACCAGATGCTGAACCCATACCTTCACGAGCAGCACCTGCACGACTCACACGAGCCTTGGTTCCAGTTGCACCTTGAATCGTGCGACCCGAACGATACGAACCACCAACTTTAAAGTCTGGTGTTTTTGCTTTTGCTTTAGCCTTTGGCATGCTATCTGCACCACCACGACCACGACCTGCTGCAGATGCACCAGCCATTGCTGGTCTAACATAAGACTTGCCAGTTCCCTTAAGTGCCATCATTTCACCTGAGCCACGAACTCCTGGCATTGACTCTTTTGCTTTACCACCAGTTTGACGTGAAGCCGAAGGTGATTTAGGATACTTCTTAGGTGTTGGTATATAAGCCATAATTACTTGCCTACCTTGTCTGAGTTTGGACGAACCTTATAGTTCTTATCTTTTTTAACTGGCACTGAACTTTGACCATACAAACCTGGAGCTGTGACAGTCCCAGACTTTGGAGTTGCACTTGCATGACTATCTAACTGAGGGTAATTGTAAGGCATTTTATTCTCCTAAAACTAAATAGATTTGGAAGGGTGGAGTGTGGCCTCCACCCCTCCGAATCAGATTACTTACTTAACTGCACCACCAGAGTTCTTGCGGTACAACTGAATTGCTGACGATGATGTTACAACAGCAAGGAATGTTGCTGAAGTTCCATCAAACACAACCATGTTTCCACCGTTGGTAATCGTCCAACCAGTAGCCGTAGTTACCGTGTATTGGTATGCTGACGCAAGGTTCACAATTGTGAACTCAAACGAAGTTCCAACTGCCTCATCCGTCAACGCTGCAAGCACAAGTGCTGCGGTTGGCAGAGTAAAAGTTGTGTCTACTGTTGGTGTACCGACAAACAACTTGCTTACAAGTAGTTCTGCGGCGGTTGGTGTTGCTGCATCAGTAATGGCTACTGCTGTAACCTTTTCTAATGCTGCAATATATGTTTCAATACGCTTGCGTGTTACCGCACCGTCTGTATCATTTGCTAATAGTGGCATAATATTTCTCCTTGTTTTCTAGTAGTTAACTTAGGCTGTCTTAGCGGTCAGTTTGCCTTGCTTTGCACGGTTACGTACAGTCAAGTTTCCGTAGCACATGATGAGCGAGTAACGTGCATCAGTGTCTTCTGGCGAAACAAACGCAGTTTGTGCAAACCACTTGTCTGAGTGACCAACCAAAGTGATGTACTTGCTGTTCAAGAAGAAGAACGTTCCTGCTGTGCAACCAGTGTCGTACATTACAGGAGCAGCCTTAAACAACAGGTTCTGGAATCCAGCATCTGCAGTCTTGGTGTCCGTGTAACGGAGTTGTGGTTGAAGCAATGCTTCATACTTCTCAAACAAAGTCTGAGTTGTCAACAATGTGTCTGGGTGGTCATTACCAACCGAAACGCTGTTGTATGCGGTTGACATTTGAGCAAGAGTCAAAGCAGTTGCAGTGTTCTCTTCGTATGACCTCCACCATGTGTAGGTGTTTGAGTCAATTCCGCCAACGGTGTTGCCAGACTCAACCAAGTTGCCAAGGCCGTTCCAGTTCTTTGAACTGTTGCCAGTTCCATCACCGAAAAACATCGTGTTGAAACCTTCACGCATAGACTCTTCAGCCTGCATGATTTTTGCTTCCAACAAGTTGATGATTTCCTGGTCTCCGTTGTTCTTGGCTTCTTCAATACCCGAGATTGAAATCGAGCCAGCATACTGACGCCATTCAAACTCTGCAGCAGAGATGCCTTCTTGTGGAGTAAGCGCAATTGATTCGTAACCCGAGTACGAACCAACAGTGCTGTTGAGTCCGTAGATGAGTGGCTCAACAATTTTCGTACCGCCGTTAAGCATACGAATGCGACCCTTGTCCATAAGAGTGTAAGTCAACGGACGTGCAGTAAATACGTTGTCCGTGAGGGTCTTGCGATAGTTCGCAAGGGTTGTTGTTAATAGATTATCAAAGTTGCTGTTCGCAGCGACCATATTGTTGTCTCCTTAAGTTAAGCGTTAAGCATGTTGACGCTTTGCAGCTTCAAATGCTTCTCGCAATGATGTAATTGGTTTAGCAGAAACATCAGCACTTGACGATGTTGTGCCACCACTAACAACTCCCGCTTGACGTTTTGCACTCGTGCGGGTCTGTTCGTCGGTAGCCGCTTGAGAGCGGATTTGACGAATGGCTTTCGCATCTTCGTACACTTTGTCAAACGAAATTTGTTTGTAGACAGCTTCCAAATTGGTTGAACCCAAAGCCAAAGCTTTGGACACAACTTCGTTTGCATCGAAGTCCTCATATTTCGCTTGCAGCGAAGCAACAGTACGCTCCAACTCGTCTGCAGCCTTTTGATGTTCAAAAGCCTGCACTCGTTGTTCTAACTGTCGGTATTGTTTCTCAACCGGGTCTTGGAGTTCTTCTTCCTCTTTGGTTAAAGGTGTCTCGTCTAAACCGTAATGTTGCTTCAACAATTCCAAAGTACCCTTTGGGTCGTTTTGCAAGGCTTCTTGCAATGCGCCACCAAACTGTACTTGTCGCCGTTGCTCACTGAGTTCCTGTGTCTTGCGGGTATAATCCGCTTGACGCTGGTATCCAGAAAGCGCCTCTTTAAGAGGAACTCTTACTTCCTCGCCATTGACTTGAACAGCGACATATTTGTCGCCATATTCATCAACAGGAAGAAGTTCAATCTCCTGCTCACTTAGGCTTTCAATTTCTCCTGCAGCTGCTGCTTGTCCTTCGCTTTCTAACTCAGGGGCAACTTGTACTACTGGTTCATTGCTTACTACTTCACTCATGGAGTCCTTTCAAGGGGTTGCTCTATAGTTATATATTTATCGTTACATTTGTGGTGGCATCTGGCCACCCTGCGCTTGTTGCATCAACTGCATCAATACCTCAGGAGGTAATGATGCAAGTTCAGGCGGTAATCCACCACCCATCTCTTGCGGTGGCATACCTTGTGGCATCATCGGTGGCATTTGAGGTGACATCTCTTGAGGCATCTGAGAAGGCATACCTTGTGGCGGCATACCCTGAGGAGGCATCTGAGGTTCTGGAGCAGGTGGAGCAGGAGGCTCAGGCGGTGGAGGTGGGACAACAAATGATGCACCATCTTTAATACCAAAACCGTATGTTAAAAGATAACCAGCAAGTTTTGGCATATCAATAATACCAGTGTTAACAAACGGTGCCATTGCATCAACAACCTGTACGGCCTGTTGACGTCGCACAGTCTCATTCACGGGCTGAGTAGAACCACCAACTACATCGAAGTCAAAATCACCTTGTAGGTAATCACGGTCAAAGTTCAACCAAACTTGTTTGGCACCTGTTCCCGCAATACGAACTGCAGCTTCACCTGTCATAAACTCTTGTGCCAAAGCAACCATGCGGCGTGCAACCTCTGCAATAGAACGTTCAATCAAAGCAAGCTTGTCCGATGAACGAGCATTAGCGGCATCTTGAATGATGCCGGCTTCTGTGGCTGTACGACGAATCTCAGGTAGCGAACCACGCTGATATTCAGATACACCAGACACACGGTCAATGTCACTAGAGATAAGTTCAGACTGATTATAAAACTCTGGTGGACTGATAACAGCAGGCATCGGACCAACAACACTCCCGATACTCTCTTCGGAAATAACAGGAACCATTACGTTGTCCTCGTCTGATTCCAATGCAGACCTACCGTCGGCATCAAATGCCGACTCTTTGTACAGCCACTTGCGTGAAAACCGTTTACGGTGGTTCATCATCTGTGTACGTGTCTGGTTAAGTTCCATCTGCAAAGGCTCGATGGCTTCTAGTTCGCCCATGGGATAAAAATACTCTGGCACTTCATAGTTTGGAATCATGACAAATGGATGTCCAAAAGAGAAAGGAATGTCTGTTGGGTTCACAAGAAACTTGTCGCCTCCGTCACAGAACACAGACATTTTGCCTGCATCAATGTCGTAGTATTCCCAAATCTCTACGTAGGTATCTTCAGGTTCAGACGATGGTCGTGGTCTATCACGACCACCAACACCATCTAATCCATAACGAGAATAGTGGCTAGGTTGTGCATCGTTGCGAGCAACAGAATTGTATCGCTTGTCCTTTTTGACATCAGACAAAGGTCGACGAATGCGTTGAGCAATCCAACGCATATCTGACATGGATGTGCAATCAGAGTCCACAAAAACATCAAAAGGAGAAATGCGTTCCACAAACGGACGGTCTTCTGTAATAATCTGAGCAGACTCAGTTATTGACTCGGGACTCCCATCGGCAAGTTCGTCAGAACTTTCATACTCAACATCCTTCTCAACAAAACGGTACCCGGTCTTAACCCAACCATGACCACAAATCAAAGTGTCTTTTACCGCACGACGAAATTCCTTTTGACACTCATAATGTTTCCACCAATAGTTCACGATTGCTTCAGTAACAACTGCGTTCGGAGCCTGCTCCGACTTACGAGCATTAACAGTAATCTTTGGATAGTTAACGCTAACACCAGGAGCAATGACGTTAATAGTTGCAAAAGCAATGTTGACCAACAACTGGTCACTCTCAGAAGCTTTTATGTAATGCTTACCACGGTACATGTCAATCATACGACGCCAAAGGTCGTCGTATTTTTCTTCTTCTCGCCAACGACGTGATTGATTAATCTTTTTGCGATAACGAGTAATCAGCTCTTGATTAGATGTCCTAGCCATTAGTCCTCTTTCCCAACACTGTCTTTAACACCTTCATGCCAACCAATATGGCCATCAATTTTGCTAGCAACTTTGTCCACCTTATTACCAATGACCCGTAATAAAATGCGTCCCTCTTCATGCTGGTCGGTGTTCTCTTTTCGGAGTCGCTGTAATACGACGACAACTGGTCCCATGAGGATTGCGACGACAATGGGAACCCAGACTGGTTCCACGTCACACCCACCGTTGCCCAACTGGTTCAGCCTTTATGCCAGCTGACTCAGCTTGTCGCATCTGCTCACGCTGACGCTCAACAACCGTAGGTCCATGAAAATCCTCTTTGCCATAAGTAAAACCCCACTTAATGCCTTTGATGTGGCACTTAAAACAAATAGAGCCCCTACGAGGGAGTTCTGCCTCCATAAAAGTCGATAGGCAGTCTAAGCAACGAAATTCTTCCATAACTATTAAGACAATTCGTTACTAAGTACTAGAGCTGGTGTTAAAAGAACCAATTCGTGCATTCTGTGGCTGAATGTCTCGAATAATGTACTTCTCCCACCAACCCATCGTGTTCTTCATTGGGGAATCCTCAGAACGGTACTCAGGCAACCAAACATACTTCAACATCTGGTTAGTTATAGCCAAAGACATCACACGGTCATCATGTGGCGAGCCGTGCATCTTACCGTTGGCTTCACGCACAAACGTGCGAAGTTCAGCCATAGTCTTGCCATCGTACAAAGAAAGACTCTCGTCACGAATAGCAGCATTCAATTCGTCAATAGCCAAAGGCTTAGACACGGAGGTAGTTCTCCAACCCATCGTTTCACTAATCTTTGGATTACGATGGTTCATCTTTCGCTGACGATAAATATTTCGATAACCAGACCTTTGCAAACCCTTCAAAGTAGTCAAGCCGTGGTTGTTTGATTCCACACCAATCAAGGCTCGATTGTAGTAATACCCAATCTCCTTCAAGACCTCTTCACCAAAAATGTCAGGGTCCACGTGCCCGTGCCAATGCGCCACAACCATACCGGTATCGGCAGAGATGATGTGTGCAGAACTGAAGTCCCCATGCCCCAGACCTTCTGCAACGTCCGCTCCAATCACGTAAGTCTCGCCTCGTGCGGGATAATCCCAAATAGCTAAAGCTCCACCATCTTCATAAAAGTCATAGTTGTTACGACCAGATGATGCCTTCAAATATCCACGGTCAGGTTCAATCGGTTCAATCAGTCGTATCGCTTCAAGGTCAAAGACCGGACGACCAGAACGGATAAACGCTTCATCAGGGTCATCAGGATATTCCTGTGCCATCTGCCAATCAGGCAGGTCTGCCTTCTTAGCGTCATACCATGCTTGGTCACGGTCTCCAGCAGACCAAGGAAAAAAGATTCCAGTAAACCGATTGGTTCCAGTTTGAGAGCCAACCCACAGTTCATGGAATATATTCCCTTCACCGTTGGCTGTGCTCAAACAGTTCACACGTCCACCCACATCGGCAATCGGTTCAATGGATGCCCAAGCTTCAGCAGCGTTAGGGATAAACGCCATCTCGTCAATGAACACTCGATATACAGATTCTCCACGAGCAGGGTCATTACCAGAAGGTAATGACTCAATCGCAGAGTCATTGGCAAACACCATCTTCAATTGGTTATCGGACAGCAGGTCAGGCCCACGCTGCCGAACCCAGTTCGGCATCATCTTGTAACCGTACTTGGTTTTCTGTAGCAACTTGGCTGCTTCACGCTCTGTGCGTGAAAGCATTACCGTGAATCGGTCAGGCCAAAAAAATGTTTCCCAAAAGGTAAATGTAGCTGCCAGAGTAGAAAAACCAATCTGACGTGCTTTTAGCACAATCGTGTATCGGTCTTCAATCCAGCATCGCACAGTTTCAATCTGTGCTTCACGCATGTCAAACTTGATACGACCACGCTCAGGATGTCTGATGTGCCAATAGTTTGCACAAAAGTGCGAGAACGCAGCCACCAATTCCTCAGTGGTTGCATTCTCTGGACCCCTACACTTGCGCCACTCCTTCTCATTGAGAAGGTCGGTTAGTTCCATTATGCCTTCTTAGCGGCTGCCTTCTTAGCTGCAATCTTTTGAGGAGTTGCACCAAATGCTGCATCAATTTCATCTTTAGTGAGAACACCATCAATGCTTGCCTTAGCAAGACCTTCGGCTACTTTGAAGATGGACACTGCACCAGCAATCAATGCTGACTTCCATACTTCCAAGTCAGGAGCAATTACCGCAGCACCAGTGACAACGCCCAAAGCGTTAGTCAGAAACAATGCTACAATTCGTCCTGCGATGTCTTTTGCCTTATTCATTTTTTTCTCCTAATAGTGCACCAAGTAGATGAATCGCAATTGCGACCAACGTGATTTGTATCCCAAATACCCGTGTTGAACCTGACAACGTAATCAGCACCATTCCAGTGCCGGCTAGAGTCCAGGTCAAACCATGGATTTCAGAAAGTATTTTCTTCACACCTATAGTGCTAGCTGTTACTTCACCCTGCGTTGTCCTGCTGCAACGGTGGCTGCCCCAGCAGCAACCGCTATAAGCGTCCTGCGAGTGTCCACGGGGACATTAGAACCAATTGGAACATAATCACCCAAACCATCATCAAATACGTTTATGGTCTTCTCGAACGCTTTACGAACGGTTACGGGGGCAGACTGAACCGCCTCAACCAAAGCATCTATTTGGGTGTTATCTAATTGGGTTACATCCAAGGTGTCAAAGATTTCCTCTGCCTGTTCTGAGGTGACAACCTCAAGCACATCTGGGTTGGACGCCAGTTCTGTTGCTTGGTCTGGTGTTACTGCGGTAGCAAGGATTTGCTCAATTAGTGCTACCGCTTCTTCCTCGTCTAGTTCAGCAATAGATTCCACAACCGTGTCAAACTGTTCTTCGGTCAAAGACACATCTTCGCTGGCATCTTCTAGGGCTTGCACAAGTTCAGGTGGCAGTTCTGCAATCAACTCGATTGGCAGGATTACAGGAGGCTCTGGCATTGTGTCTGGTGGCAATTCAATTGTGTCAGGTGGTCCTGGCAGTTCACCGACAAACGGTAGCGTTTGCGGTGGCTCAATAGTAGGGTATGTGTCCACAGGGAATGGCATTGTGTCCACAATGTAGGGAGGGAGTTCTAATGTTTCTGGTGGATATGTTTCAATCTCTGGTGGCAAGAGGACTGGTACCTCTGGCATGGTTGGTGGCTCTATTTGTGGTAGAGGAACCGTTGCTGGCGGGTCTGGCATTGTCGGCTCTGGTTGGAGTGTGGGAATTATTTGAGGTGTCGTAATAGTTGGTTCGCTTATTACAGGCACAGTCGTAGATAGTGCAATAGTAGAAGTGGTCATCGTTGTAGTCGTGAATGTTGTTGTAGATTCCCATGTTGTGGTTGTCTCCTGAATAGTTGTGGTTATATCGGATTGTATATAACTAGTTAAAAACGCTGAGTCGGGAACTATCTGCCATTCCTGATTATCAATCTTCCAAGCCAACATTATGCACGAACCACCACCATTTTCGTACACCCACAAATCTAGTGGAGCGTTTCCTGCATCAATGTCTATTGGACCTGATTCGGTGGCTGAACAACCTTGGTCATTCCAAACACCCCATTCGTCCAAGCCAATCTTTATAGTCCCACCATCATCCGATGCCAACCAGAACTCTATGGTGTCATGTTCAGGGATTATGATTGTTCCCGTTATATGAACCATAAACATATCATCTGGACAACCTAGGAATGGTTCACCGTCATACGAACGGTTAATGTTGTTTTCCACTTCACTACCGCACTCGGTATAGATGTGTTCAGATTTAACTGGAGGTATTTCATCTATAATGAAATACCGTGCTTCTAGTCCTTGTTGGGATTCAGCGTGGACAGTTGGGGCAAACAGTGCGAGTATTGCTACTGGTGCAAATATCAGCCAACGGGAATAGCGAGCCACGACAACGACTCCTCATCCCAAACACAAACACCCTCAGGTCTTGGAGTTGATGGTTGCCAATCATTATTGGCATCCAACGACCATGAAGCGTATGGTTGTGGTTGCACAAACTGGTCTGCCTCGGAATCGTATGTAAAACCAATACCTGCATACTGTTTGCGAAAGTTATGGTTGTACGAAGTTTGCAACCATGTTCCAACATATTTGTGGTTGCGAATAAATTCTTGCCCTATTGGTTCTGATGCAGGGAACTCATCACCAACAACAGCATTGTTAATAACCATACCGTCAGTAACTACACCATCAGTGATTTGAACAAAATGTGCCATTAGAAAGTAATGCTTCCCGTGCCAGTAAATTGATAAATACGATATCCACCAGTAAGAGTAATCGTTGGTGAACCAGTAGTTGCTGATGCAGCATCAAAAGAATCTGGATAACGCAAGATAACAATACCGCTACCGCCAGTAGCGCCAGTACCACCACCACCGCTACCACTACCTGTATTTGCGGTTGCATTAGTAGGAGAACCTAGCCAGTTTGCACCATCAGTTGCACCACCACCACCACCACTTCCTGGTCCTACACCGTTTCGTTCTCCGCCACCTCCTCCACCAGCACGAGCAACAGAAGTTCCAGTAATTGAGGAAGAAATACTGCTTCCGCCATTACCGCCATAACTTGAGTTTGCAGCCCCACCAGTACCAGCAGCACTACCACCGCCACCGCCACAACCTTGTCCTCCACCGCTACCTGCGCCACCATCGTAACCTTGTGCTGCAGTACCTGTACCACCAGAACCTTGATTGAAGCCAGCACCACCGCCAGCACCACCATTTCTGTCGCTTCCACCACCACCACCGCCACCAAGCGAAGTGATGCTTCCCAAAACCGAATTAGTACCTTTTGTTTTATTACCGCCCTGACCTACTGTGACAGTGACTTGTACTCCACCGACAACTGCCAATTTGGATTCTGTTGAAGAACCACGACCTGAAGTTTCTGTACCAGTTGAGTTACGATAACCACCAGAAGCACCACCACCTTCAAATCCACCTTCAGCACCTCCACCGCCACCACCTGCTATAACAAGATATTCAACTGTTGCAGGTGGATTAGAACCACCACCAACCCAATAAGAAGCAACCTGATTAGTGTTGCCACGCCGACTTCGTGGTGCTAAAGCACCACCGCTAATCGCTTTTCCACCTGCAGTGTTAGTTAAAAAACTAGGCATCTAAGATGACCTTACGCTGTAATGCGGTTAACGTACCCGTGAATCACAATAACGTTTGCAGTTGCAGCAAAAGCCTTAACAACCTTGGCAGTAGCATTGCCCTGCAAGAGTAGACCCGGAACAATCAAATACAAACCGTTCTCAGCCTTAACTGTGTATTCGATGTTGCCATCTGGTGCATCTGCTTGACCCCACTCAATTGTCAACTTCACATCTGAAGCAGAAGAGTTAACTGCATACAACCAGATTTCATCAATGGTTGTTGCTGTTGCTGACGCTGTGTGAATAGCGGTGCCAGCGGTTGCCGTAGCGGCTACCTTGACGCCAAGACCTGTGCCTGTGGTGCCTGCTGGTTGTAATGCTAGTTTGCTAAATGTTGCCATATCTATATAACCTTTCGTTCCCTATGTGAGATTAACTATTAAAAATTGCTCCAGCCAAAACAAACTGGTCATTTTGTGAATCACTGGTAAGAGCAACAGTACCTGTTGCGTCCTGAAAAGTTACTGTACGGTCAGCCGTAGGGTCAACAACCGTTAAAACGGTTTCAAAATCGTTATCTGTAGCACCCTCAAACGCAACAGTGTGCGGAGAAGGAAGTTGAACACCATGAATCATGGTACGAACACCCTCACCAGCGTTCAAACCAATCAAAGCAATAGCGGCAGCCAAATTGGAACCAGTAACCTTCTTGGTTGTAGGCGTACCCGTAGTATCAGTTACTACAGGAATAACATCGGCTGCCACCACTGTGGTGGTTGCCGTCAACGCCGTAATCTTCTTATCAGCCATTACCAGTCTCCAATAAAATGTAGTCCTCTGTCTCTAAGAGCAAGTCGTCACCTAATTCTTGTTCCAAGTTGGAAATCAAGAAGTCATGGTCACTCCAAAACGTGTTAGCCAAGTCACCAAGCGTGTTGCCAGTAGCACCAGCAGCAAGATACACAGTGCTTTGCAATGTGCCTCGATACTCAAGTCCCTGGTCAGACCAGTAGGCATACAACAAGTCACCTAGTGTTTGTCCGGCTGTCGGGTATAGGACAGCCAACTCACGAAACATTGCATCGTTAGTCGTTGCCATAATCCCTCAATTCAAACGTCACCATTTGCTTCTTATCATCTACACCACAAATCGGACAAAGCCAGTCAGTTACCTGAGGAGGATACTCCTCACCACAATCAGGGCAAGTCAACAAAATCAAACAGCCCTCAACTTAACCCGACCAGCCTTCTCACGTTCTGCGATAGTGGCAATCAACGAATCCAATTCGGCATCCGTCAAATCCACTGTCTTCTTATTAGAGCTAATCGTTACTGATGGCGGAGCCATCCGATTAGTCGCTTTCAAATACAGTTCAGCGGATTTGGTATCACCTTCCAGGGCCTTGTTGTACAAGTTGTCTAGAAGCTTCTGAGTTCGCTCTGGCGAACCTTGGATGTCATCCACTTGTGTCTTCCATCGGCTACGAAAGATGTCTTTCTTTTCCCATCTGCGCATCGTTGATATATCAACTGCGTTCTCCATCGAGTACTTGTTCTTAGAAGCTGGCACACGCTCCGACGGAGCGGTGCACAGCCAATCCAAATACTTCTCCTGCGGTGCAGTGAGGGTCATCTCTTCGTTTTGTTTCATCACATCTAAGGCTGTTTGTTACACCACTGTGCGTGGCTGTCACCTCACTCTGTGTCAGGTAACGAACTAATGTAACAATAACAGGGGGGAGCGGAACACCGTGAGCGACCCAAGAGCGGAACACACAAGAGCTGAACGCGAACCCAAGTGAGCGGACAGCCCTTAGAAAGAACAGTAATGGCAACAAGCAAAAAAGACCCTCGATTGACCAGAGCTGGCGTAGCCGGCTTCAACAAACCTAAAGCCACTCCAGGACACCCAACCAAATCACACATCGTTGTAGCCAAATCTGGTGGACAAATCAAAACCCTTCGCTTCGGACAACAAGGTGTCAAAACCAACCAAACTGCAGGACAACGAGAAGCTTTCAAAAACCGACACCAAAAAAACATCTCAAAAGGACCAATGTCTCCAGCATATTGGGCAGACAAAGTCAAATGGTCTCCATCAAAAACAGCCCAACCAAACAACAAAAAATGGGTTAAAGGTTCATGACATACACCAACCCCTCGCTTCGAAACAAAATCAAAAACCGAGTAATGGCAGGAACCCAAGGTGGCAACGCAGGACAATGGTCTGCCCGTAAAGCCCAACTCGTAGCACAAAAATACAAGGCTGCAGGTGGCGGATACACAGGTGCAAAAACCAGCAAACAAGAATCCCTGTCCAAATGGACCAAAGAGAAGTGGACTACCAAATCAGGTAAACCATCCACCCAAGGACCCAAAGCAACAGGTGAACGCTACCTGCCAAAGAAAGCTATTGAAAACTTGTCATCTGCTGAATACGCTAAGACCACTGCTGCCAAACGTAAAGGCACCAAATCAGGTCAACAGTTCGTCAAGCAACCAACAAAAATTGCAAACAAGACCAAAAGCTACAGATAGTTTTCATATTATCTTTAATTAAGGTACCCTATTCTTTAGCACCCCCCCCTATGTTTTGGGAGAACGCTCTCGCCCTGCGCAGATACCATCCCTTTCTCTACATACCCCTACCCCCCACCTGCCCCCCCTGTACACAGGGTCACCTACTGCGACCCTTGCTGGTACTAGCATCCAGTCCAAGTCCCCCCCCTCAAGAAACTGAGTGTGTTATGCTACCCATTGGCATCGGGTCAACGCTAACTAGCGTCGCCCCTATCCGTGTGCTTCTTGCTCTGTCTGTTGTGCTTGTCTTGTGACCTGCGTGTTTAGGTCTTGTTGTCCGTGTCTCTAGTTTGGTTGTTGTGTCACAGGTTTGGTTGTTCGGGAACCTGTTGGTCTATTGATACCTGACTTTTCCCACTTTGCTCCTAAACTGACTTACGGTTTACGACTTGAATACATATGTGGGGAGCCATAACCCACGGCTCTTGAAGTAAGGGGGCGAACAGCCGTTCGTGTTAGGCTTGCCTTACATTAGTTAGGCTTGCCTAACAGATTACGGACTTAGTGCTAATTGATGACTTGACACAGCGCCGAGCGTGTGCCTAAAATATCGGAGTAATGAAAAACACACACACACAACAGAAAAGAGAAAACATGAAAATCCAGTTAGAGCGCCCAAGCCTTACGGCCGAACTATGGCAAGCCCCAACAGTTCGCGACCTTCTCGCCATTGAGCGAGAAGAGAGAAACGCCCTCATTGTGGAAATGCTCGCTAACGAGTACGACCTAGACGCCTAGACCCCCGACCAAATCCCAAAAACAAAAACAAACACAGAAAAGAGACAGCCATAAAAACACAAACGAAAACCCAAACACCAGCCACGCCCGAACCGTACAAGATGAAAGTCGCAAGCGTGGAAGGCTCGGAGACAAGTAAAGGTAAATTTGTTCGGTTCGTAGCGAACAAAGCCAAGACCCCAATCGCCTACCAAGTTTGGATTAGGAACAGCGTTATCCAATCGCTGAATATCCAAATCGGCTCGGTGCTTGCCCTTGACCCTGAAACGGTAGCAATTGCTAGCCACTACAAAAACGGCGCACTCGTACTTGACGCAGAAGGGAACGAAACACCTTCGCCCATTGTGTACGAATACACGAACAGCGAGGGAAAAATCTTCAAGTATCCGAACCCACGACAGAATCTAGATATGGCGTTGAAAGTTGTCGGTTGCGACAATTCAGGCGTGAGAGTCCTGAAAGCCTTTAACCCTCTCTAGGGAAAAGCGAGAACGACCCCCAGCCCGTGAGGGTTGGGGGTCGTTCTTTGTAAAAAAAAAAATTCGCCGCTCCGCGGCGAATTTGACGCTCGCTTCGCTCGCTATTGTCCGAATGCGCTCTCGCGCATTCACCCTTCTCGGCCTACGGCCTCGTGCTCGCTACGCTCGCTAACCCCGAACTGAGTCGGCTCCCGCCGACCCTGTTCTCTCGGCAGCGAAGCTGCCTCGTGCCGGACCCTTCGGGTCCGAACTGATAAATGGAATCTCGCAAAGCTCGATTATCCATTTAACCCCCTGAGCGAACTTACTCACGAACGCTTTGCGTTCACTCCTAAGTTCGCCCACTACTGTCGTACTTGCCCCCTTGTCTACTCACCCCCCATGTTTCCGTGTGAGCGGACATCCCTACCAGCCCAAAAACATTCAAGCAATGACACCGATACCGATAACGAAATAATAAAACTTTAATAGATAAAGAGTCGGATGGGCTAGTGGAAAGTATTCAGTCTCTTGCGCTTCGGCGCCCCCCTGTTGGCGGGGCGCCTCAGCCCTGCGAGAGAAAAAGAAAAGGAGAAAATAAAATGGAAATTGATTTTAATAATCTTCCGTTAGCAAAACGTAAAAGTGCTAGTAATCCTTACGCTTCAGCGTCATATGCATATCAGAATATGATTAATGGTGTTTCAGAGGAAATGGCTAAGCAGCAGGAGGAAGATGCACGTGATAACGCACATCTGGTAAATCATGACTTAGATGTAGCGTTGCCATCATATGAGCAAGATGATGATTACTCGGAGGATAGGTATCCGCAATACGGTGAAGAATCAGTTCAGCTTTATTACTAATCAACAACACAACAGAAAAGAGAAAAACATGGATGAAATATTCAACAATCAAGAGTCGGATGGGTTAGAACCAGATGACATTTTAAGCAGCCTTCTCACTGATGATAACAGTGATGACATGATTGAGTTAACTATTCATTACCGCAAAATTGCTACACCATTCTTTCTGCAAGAGTTGTCAACTCAAACAGATACAGATGACTTCACATCATTCCAAGCATTCGTTAGTCGTGCAACGTGTTTGAACGATTTCGATATGGATTGGGTAAGAGGCGGACACCAAGATTAGGTGTGGGTCTCCAACGCCCCCTGCTTGCGCGGGGCGTTGAATCCCCTCACATAATAAATATTCACAAACAATAGAAAAGGAAAAAACATGAAAGCATCAACAGCGACCAAAACGGCTGAGGTTACGACCCAGACCGTTGAAACATATCCATTGACAGTTGCTAAAATTAGCAACGGTAATGGCGGTAAAGGCAGGTTCGTCCAGTTCGTTGCCAACAAGGACAATGTCCAATGGCAAGTGTGGATGAACAACATCAAGATTGCCAAACTTGGTATTGCACCAGGCTCGGTTATCTCATTCGAAGCAACTTCAATTGCACGAGCCAACGCATACGACTCGGTAGCAAAAGTTGAGATGCTTAACGAAGCGGGTGAAACTTATCCTGCAGAGTTGCAGGAAGGTTACATAGATGAGACTGGTGAATACGTGAAATATGTATCGCCTCTCGGTATGTTGGACATCGGTGCAAAGGTTGTTGATATTGACAACAGCAATGCTAAGACGGTTGTGCCAAAGAAATCGTTCAACCCACTCTGAACGATTGAGTGACAAGTCAAGCAACCCAGAGGGCTTCGGGCCTTCTGGGTTGCCCTACACAGAAAAGAGAAACACATGATAACAATGGCAGAACATAACCTACAAATACAAGTGAAAGCACTCAAGTTGCAATTGGAAATAGCTAATGCAGCTATCAATTGCTATAAGAGAATGGCACAGAATCAATCCAAACAAATTGCTTGTTTGTTGGATGACACACACTTTAATCGTCCTGTTATACAGATGTCGGAGGTCTAATGAATTGGTACGGAATATTTATGGTGTTGTTTACTACACATCTAATCGCAATAGTGCTGGCTTCGGTGGCTGGTTACGAGTATCGAGTGGACCAAAAACTCCGCCGGGCTAAGTCTCAGCATCCTTCAATGCAAGATTCGGGTGGGCAAAATACACAACAAAGGAGAAACTATGAAGGGTGAAGTAGTGATGATGACGAACAATGGTTCGGTCACATCTATTCGTATCGCAACATCTTGGACTGATGACCACGACCCTGTTGTAGTGGACATCCCGTTCAAGACACATGACATTGCGTTTCATTATTTTAACGCTTTGGCAAACATGTTCGAACTGCAAAACAATGTGCTTTGGCAGGACGGTATAGCAATGAGAGAAACATTACGACGAAACATAAGGAGCAACGATGCCAGTCAATAGCGAAAACAATGAGATAGACCCATGCAATGAAACCTTCTGCGAAGAGCCAGGTGAATACACTAACGAGTATCGTGATGGGTTGTTCTGTGCGTCTCACCACGAGGCAATCATTGACCATTACTACGACAGTGATGATGATGATAACGATGATGATGGAGATGACAGGTCTTATCGCACGATTCATAACTACAGTTACAAGCCTCGTCCTTCTTTTATGCGTTCGGATGGCACACATTCGGCGTATGTGAGGTACTTGGATTCACGGATACCTGGCAATGTTTACTCAGACAGCCGTACAACATTGACTATGGGCTTCGAACTTGAGACGCAATGTATCGGTGAGAGTTCATTCAGTCCAGACATTCCAAAGCAACTGCTGACAGATGTCAACTCATCTACAGAGTCAGACATTTATCTGAAAGAGGATGGTTCTGTTTACAATGGCTTTGAGATTGTTTCTCATCCGGGTGAGCTGGACTATTTCATGAATCACTTCCAGTGGAAAGGTATCGAGAAGTTGGCTAGGCGTGGCTTTGAGGCTTGGAAGCGTCCTTGTTGTGGGTTGCACATTCACGTGGCTAAGTCTGCGTTCGCTGATACTGCACATAAGTTCAAGTTCATTGCGTTCGTTTACAAGAACCGTGCTGAGATGGTGCAACTTTCTGGTCGTGAGAGTCATGACTATGCAAGTTATGACATCAAGCGTTTCCTTAATAGTCATCGTGATTGGGTTGATGATAACGGCAAGCTTGTTCGTCACACAAACCTAATCAAGATGGCTAAGGGTGAGGATTGCAATCAGTCACGTAGTGTGGCTGTCAACATCCAACCTGAGAACACAATCGAGTTACGATTGTTCCGTCCTTCGCTGAAAACAGAAACAGTCAAAGTAGCACTTCAATTCTGCGACGCACTGTTTCATTACAGCGAACTAATCACCACTCAGGATATTCTGCAAAAGAATGCTTTGACATTCCCAGAGTTTCGTAAGTGGGTCACATTGAACAACGAGAAGTACAAGGTTCTCGATGTTCGTATCTCGGAGAAGGTCAAAATCAAATCCACTGGAAGGGACGTTTAATATGTGTTTGCTAACATTCATGCCAGGTGATGTAACGCCGGATATGTCACGCTTCAAAGAAGCAGCTATCAACAATGGTGATGGGTTCGGGTTTGCTATTTTGGAGTCAAAAGGCTTTGTAAAAGCGCATTCTATGAACTTCAATGAGGTTGCCAACAAGTTTGTTGATGCTCGTGAGAAACATAAGGGTCCAGCTATTTTCCACTTCAGATGGGCCACTCATGGTTCAGAGACGATTGACAACTGTCATCCGTTTCTACTCGGTAATGACCCTACTTCTGTTGTTGGTCATAACGGAATCTTGGATGTCAAGATTCCTCTCAATGACAAACGTAGCGATACAAAAGTTTTTGCAGAAGACATCATGCCAGCTGTTGGTGGTATTACTTCTCTTGATGATGAGGCATACTTCAATCAAATGGAGACGTGGGCTGGTGGTAACAAGCTTGTGTTCTTGACTCACAATGAGGATGCTAAGTTCCATTGGTACATTCTCAATGCACATCTCGGTCATTGGGACAAAGACATGTGGTGGTCTAATTCATCGTATGAAAAGTATGCAGCTGCAAGGTCTGTCTACAAACCTACACAAACTATGTGGGATGATGATGATTACGGATACGAATACACAATGGGCAATAACATGCGATGGGATTATGAGAGCCGACGCTATATATCAATGCATGATGTCAAACCAGTTACATCAGTCGAGTATGACGATGAAGCAGACCTTTGGCAAGAAGACCTAGAAGAATTAGCAATGCAAAAGTTCAGGGTCTACATGACTTACATTGACGATGAGACAAGTCTCGTGGAATGTTACACGTGTGCTACTGCTTTAACAGTTGATGAATCAAATTGGCCTACAGAATGTCCTAACTGTGATGCATGTCTACATTGTGGACACTATGGCGCATGTAATTGCTGGTTGGGTATGGAAGATTTCTTCCATGAATCTGGCTTGAGATTACCTAATGGATTACAAAACACAACAAACACAAAGGAGCTGTCAAAATGACAACTATCAGATTAATCCCGCAAGTCATGGAGTTTGATGTAGCAATCGATGCTGCATCAATGCCATCATTATTCAATCAGTCATTGGAAACAACAATCTGCGAAAAGATTGACGAGCACGTAGAGAATAGAATCCCGGATGCTGAGAGTGTTGCAAGCGCACTCGAAAATTCTCGTGACTTCCTGCGAAGGACTCGTGATTGGGTTATCGAATCGATGGATACTGATGACATCGCACGGCGTATCGGTGACAATATCAGCATGAGTGACATCGTACTTTCAATGAACCTAAACAACGAAACAATATTCAATAGTCCTGACTTTCTGCGCCAGATGACTGAGTATTCCAGGTTCCGTTCTATGGTCAATACGGCTGTCACAAATATCCACGACAACATGAGTATTACTGACATCATCCAAGACAAAATCAACACGATGTCCGTCAACATCGCCAACGATGTTGCCGAGAAAGTTATGACAATGCTCATCAACAAGATAAGCAACAATGATGTCTGATGCAAGTTGGATGATTGGTGCTATGTGCTATGGGAAACCAACCAAATGGTGGTTTCCAAAGCGAGGTGACAAAGCAGAGGATGTCTTTAACTTCAAAGTAGCAAAAAGAATTTGTAGTACGTGTTCAGTAAAAAAGCAATGCCATGAGTACGGCTTAGAAACCGGCTCAATGGGAGTATGGGGTGGGGTAACACTCAGAGGAAGGTATCAACGTAATGAAACAAATACAGAATTGGATTTGCAAAATGTGTAAACAAGTTATGACAACTTATTTACCATTAAGTAAAACACCACAGTGTTCCAATAAACATAAACCAACAGACATGGAGAAAACCAAATGACAGTCAACAAGACATTCAGAAAAGTAGACACAATGGTGGCAGACACGCTGCCAAAATCAAACACATTGTTCACATACGAAAAAGCATCTTTATATGGAATCAATGTTCTTCCAACAATTAATGTAGTCAAAATTCAGGAGAATGGTGACATCTACGAGATGCTTCAAGAACCTTCAGCAGACATCCTTGTGTCCGCTTATGACGCATTCGGTGTATTGACAAGTGGTTGGGCCGCACCAATCACAGAAGATGACACTCCACCAAGCAAGAATCCAGAAAGGGTTCGAGTTCGCTTGTTCTGTTACTGCGACAGCGAAGGCAAAGTACATTCGTCAATCCGTTTCGCTGATGGTCGCGAAACAATGTTTGATGAAGACCAAGCAAAAGGTGCTATGCGCAATGCTATGGCTGACTTGTATGGTGCAAGTGTTGCTTTCAAAAAAATCTTTGAAGCAAAATGAAAACAGCAACACAAGAAGATTTGCAGTTGTTTGCAAATTGGCTAGCAGGTAACGGTATGCCAACCGTAGATACATACGGTTGGCTAATCCGTTGCGAAGAATGGGTCAATTCACACATCAAAGGAGAACTAAATGCAAGTCAAGGAAGCAATAGCTGAGTTAGGTAAACTAGATATGGCAGCAGACATTTGTGTCCACTGGAAAACTAAACCGGATGACATTCACATATATACGTGGGGGTGGGTCTGTGATAACTTCAAAGTGGAGATGTTAAGTGAATTTGATAAGATTTTCTCTGACACAATACAGTCACTAAAACTATTATACCCTTATGATATAAGGGTTGCGTCAGGAGATGTGATATTCCTTGAGAAAAAATGAACCAACCTTAGAGGTAACGATTACACTTACAGAGTTAAGAGCAGTCATAAAATCCCTGTCTATCGGGGTAGACCAATTAGCTAAAAAGATAAATCGTTTAGGCGATGATAAAAGAGCAAATGAAACATTCACCGAGTTCGCTGACCTGATGTCGGCTAAGAAAGAAATGGAAGAAGTTCTACTGGCAGCACTACAAGGAGAATAACTTGATAATAAAAGCATTTATGGCAGCAGCCATGTTCTTGGGGGGGCATGTCCCCCAGGAACCTAGACCAATAATAAATCATCCAGCAGCACCCGCAACAGCAAAGTGCCCCCAGTTCTGGGAAACAGCACTGCAAGTAGGGTGGAAGTGGAAAAACCTCGAAACCCTTGACATGATTATGTTTCGAGAGTCCAGATGCATGCCTTCGGCATTTAATAGTAAAGACCCTAGTGGTGGCTCCAGAGGGCTAGTTCAGATAAATGGCTTCTGGACTCCATGGCTCAAAGAACAGGGCGTCCTGAGCCCTCCTAAAGCGTCTCAAGGGCTGTTCAATCCAGCAATCAACCTGCTGTCAGCCTTGCATATCTACAACTATGGGATTGACAGATATGGTGACGGATGGGGACCATGGAATCTATAAGTAAATCAGATGTTGAACTCTGGGTTCAACATCCACTCACAAACGATGAGTGGACAAAAATTAGAAGTGAAATAGAAGGAAGACTAGATAACTTCATTGAAGGACTAGCAGAAGAACTAATACAAGACTACAACCACGGAATATTTAGCGAGGATGCTTGACAGCGATAAAGTAATGTAGTTATAATGCCCTTACAGGTACAAGCCACTGGAGCGCACCACCAACAGGTGGGGCGCACAACAAGGAGAAGCCAATGAGAATCGAAGATAACAAAATATTCATCCGTCAATCTTGGCTTGGAGATGCACTGATGTGTCCTGAGCGTGCTCGGCTTTCAGCCTTGCACCCTGAGTCTCGCAAAGAAAATGATTCTGCAATGATGGGCACTGCCTGTCACACAGCCATTGAAGCAATCCTCAATGAAGAGCTGTCCGCTCAACACATGGGCGACCACGCAGTGGAAGCCTTCAGGTGGAAAGAAAAAGAATTGATTGAAGTAGGCAAAGCAATCAATGTCACTAACACTAATCCGTCAACTTGGAACACTCACATTCGTTCAATGTGTGATGCATGGTTACGAGACATTTATCCGCATGTGCCACTCGGTGGCACATCAGAGTTCAAGTTCACTACCAAAGTAGGAATGCTTGATGACTATGAACTTCACTTTGAAGGAACGATGGATTACTTCCATCAAGAAAGTATTTGGGATTGGAAAACTGCTGCACGTAAATATTATCAAGCAGAAAAACAAACACAAAACATTCAGTCTTCGATTTACACCAAAGCTGCATACGAGTTGGGCATGATTGATTATCCTGCCACATTCAAGTTTGGTGTCATGATTCGCAATGCGTCCAGTACCGGACAAATTGTGAGTGTCAGCAGAACAGAAGCCCATGGCAACTGGATTGTTGAACAAGCAACAGCAATAGCACGTACAGTGCTAATGTATAATCAACACTCAGACAATGGTCGTTGGTTAATCAACGACCAGCACTTCCTCTGTTCGCAGAGGTGGTGTCCTGTCTGGGATAAGTGCAAGGGGAGTTTTATTAACTCCGATAACGCCGAGGAGGCAGAGTAATGGATAAAGACAAAGCCATAATCACACAAGTCTGTGCAAAGATTGCAGCAGACTTGACTGACAAAACCAAAGAGATGGATGCTCGTGTCAGCGAGTATGCAGTTCTATTCTCTACTATCAAAGAACTAGTATTCGATGAAATCTTCGGTGACACATCAGCAGCACAAGAAGTATCAACGACCAACGCAGTTCAAATGGTTCAGTCATCATTCGCAGGAAGCGAAGCAGTTTCCTCGGTTGGTGCAGTAAGCATCAAGGGTACAACACACGGTCCAGTGCCTGACTGGCTTATCAAAGCCTGCAAGCGTGACGGTGTGACTGAAGTATGGGACAACCGTGACGGTTTGGCAGACAATCCAAAACGTCCTTCGTTCCGTGCTACAAATGGAGAAAAGTCTTACTGGCCACCCCGAGGCAAGTAATGAAAATGTCCGCAGAAGAAATTGCTGCGGGCTGGGAATCGGTGGGGAGACAGATTGTCTCCCCACTTTCCGACTACAGGATGTATACACCGCTTGGAGAATCGGTTGATTCATTTGTTCGTTGGGCCCAGTCTCCGCAAGAACGTATCAATCTTGGCATAAATAAAATAGACGCAGAGATGCGTGGAATTGCACCTGGAGAAATCGCCATGGTGCTGGGGTTCGCTCACGGTGGCAAAACATTATTACTACTTCACATGTTGCGCAATAACCGCGACAAGCATGTCGCGCTCTTTATCCCTGACGAACCAAGAGAACTTGTTCTCATCAAGCTCACCTGCATCACACACAACATTGATGCCAGAGTTCTTGAACAACGAATCGCAAACCATGACCAAGAAGCAATAAATCTGCTTCACAAAACAGCCAACGAAGACTATCCAAACCTAGCAGTCTTTGACCAATCGCTTTCAGCAAGTGACATGGAACGTGGCTACAACGAACTCTGTGAAGTGTGGAATCAGGCACCAGAACTTGTTGTCGTAGACTTCTTAGACTTAGTTCAAGCAGGTGAAACTGTACCAGACAAAGCTAACTTCCTTAAAAGTTTTGGGCGCAAACATGATGTACCAATGCTTGTGTTGCATCAAACTTCACGTCACGCAGGTGCTGATGGTAGAAAACCTACTATGAGTTCGGGTGCGTTCGGTGGTGAGCAACAAGCCACAGCAATCCTTGGTGTTCGTAGACGCAAGTATGAAATACAAACAGAAATTAATGAACTCATCGAAAAGCTAAACAGAGGTGGCTCAGAACGTTCGCAAGAACGATTGGAATATCTGCGCTATGAAGCAAAGATTCACGAGCATACTGTGACTGTGAACCTCCTAAAAAACAAACGTCCTGCTGGGCAACTTGTCGATGATGTGGACTTTGAACTCAACGCCATGACAGGTCGCCTACGAGAACTCAACGGTGAACTACCACGACAATACAAACAAATGGGACTTGAATATGAACATCCCTATGAATGATGCTATTGAAGAGTTCATGGAACTCTTCCAAGGTCGCACAGATGCATACGGTACTTGGGAGGGTGGTTCGATAAAAGAACCAGTAAACTATAAAACGTTCGCACGACATCTGTATGGTGAAGAACTTGTAGGAATCTATCCACTACTAGATAACAGCACTGTCAGGTGGGGTTGCTCGGACATTGATGTCAATGAGATTGACCTTGGTCGCAACCTTCAACTTGCATTGCAACTCAAAGGAATACCTGCATTCCTAGAAAAAACTGTCAGAGGTTTCCATGTTTGGGTATTCGCTTCAGAGCCAGTTCAAGCAGCCGTTATGCGTAGAGCATTCTTGTCCGCTCACGAGGCAATCAATTTGGTGGCTAAAGAAGTCAACCCAAAGCAAGAAACAGCAGCAGCACTGGGTAACTACGTGAGACTACCATACCCAGCGGGTATGGTGCAGTCACCAGAGAATCGTTTCATGTTGGATGACTACGATGAGCCAATTGAACTTGGCGTGTTCCTCGCTGAAGCATTGGAGAACAGAGTGACAGCAGAACAGTTAATTCCTATTGCAGAAATGCATCATCCTAAAACAAAAGCAATACTCGATATGACTACTGTACGAGCTTCAGTTGAGCAAGCACTGACGTATTGCAATGAGTATGTTCGGACCATCTGGAAGAACGGACCACTGCCGGGTAGTGACAGGTCTAGTATACTTTGTATGATGACGTACAGAATGGTGGAGCATAAGGTCCCAATTGGGATGGCTTACATTGTGCTCGAAGATGCAGATAGACGATGGGGTAAATATCATTTGCGTGAGAATGCCACAGAAATGTTAACGGACATCATCGAGAAAATATATGGTCAAGATACTACGACAGCGTTCAGACCGTAATGCACGGAAAAAGAAAAGAACTAAAAGTTAATGCGTTCAGTAAGTATGTTAAAGGGTCAGCCAACAAAAAAAGAATAGCTAAAACATTGCCTTACCATCCAAGCAGAATAAAAGTTACTCTTGCAGATGGCAGCACTAAATATGTTCGTCAGTCAAGAAAAGAAGCAATCAGGATAATCGCTGAAGGGGCAAGTAAAAAATGAAGAAGTATGTATTCAATCAAATATTCCCAATCCGTCCTCGTGCTAAAGGTAGACCACGGTTCAGCAAGAAAACAGGTTTTGCTTACACACCTACAGAAACTCGTAGTTACGAAAAAGAAATATCCAGTATGTATACCGGACCTCTTTTTGAAAAAGGTTTGCTATCTGTAAAGCTTCGCTTTACGGTTGAAGGTACAGAAATACAGATAGAACCAATGATGCACAATCCATTAGTAGAAGGCCCAATAAGTAAGTTGACTGGGGACTTAGATAATTACACTAAAGCCATCCTTGACGCACTCAATGGTGTAGCGTATACAGATGACAAACAAATCGTTTGTCTGTATGTGGAGAAGGCATGATGTATTCATTGAGGTGTAGACAATGTGCAACCCGAGTAGTTCATAACCCCGAGAAACTTCAAGGTTGTAATTGTGACCCTGATGCCACTTCATGGGTAGCCATTGCTAAAGATGGTAGACTAATCAAAATGTCAGGCTCTAACATAGAAATAGAACATGCTGGACCTCAGTGAAAGATAACCGATGGGACATTCCAGCAACTCAACAGTACAACTTCAAAAATGATTTACAGTTCGGTAAAAAAGGTGAGCAAATAACCAAGGACTTCCTCACCGCAATATCCACAGGTTCGTTTGAGGTAAAAACTGACCGTTACCGTAATGGTCGAATGGTTGTGGAGACACAACAGAACCCACGGGATACGGGTTGGAAACCGTCAGGTGTAGAGGTAACCCTCGCTGACTGGTGGGTCTACGTGTATGCCTTGGATGGAAGCCTTGTAGTTATTAAGGTGGAACGATTAAAAAGGTATATACAGACATTGTCGGACAAACGTCTAAAGAAGTTTGCCCCAATGTCAAACAATCCGACTAAAGGGTTTTTACTACTACCAGAAGAAGTGATGGACATGATGACAAATCCGATATATGATACGCCAGGTGCCGAGCAATAAAGAAGTCCCCCTTACTCCATACCACGAAGTAACTATCCGTGGTCCTAGGAGACCTGAAACGCCCGTTGAGGCGTTGATGCAAGCTGCCCCAGGTGAAGACATCAGGGAGTCTGTAGAAGAGTTGCAACCTTTCCGTGAAGCCGTTGCTAGTTGTATTGAAAAACTCAGTGAGCAAGAACGATTTATTATTGATGCAGTGAATACAGAAATGATTTCATTAGAAGAACTAGGTGAAAGATTGGGGGTAACTAAAACTCATGCTTGGAGATTAAGGAACTCCGCAATGGATAGCCTCAGAAAAATTATGCTACAGGACCCCACGGTGCTAGAAAGATTGAGAAACAATGATGAGACGACAGATTACGGTGGGGTTTGATAATGAGATTAACGTACACGAAGTGGCGGAAGTACTCAAAAAATACTTTGGCGAAGCGCTCGTTGGTCAAGGAATATTGGAAAACGGGCTCCCTCAAGGGTGCTTATACATCACTAACCCAAAACGAAAGAAGAAATATGTCGAACGACCACAATTGGATTCATGATATTATCCCTCGCTCGCAAGTAGAAGCGATGGACAAGAACGGTAATGCAATGATTGACAACATGAGAAATGGTGTCAATCTTATGGTTACTGCTTCAAATCAATCTGCTATAGATTTGTGCAGAGCATGGGAACTTACTAAAAGCGGGCATGAAGATGGATTTGAAACCATCGCATACTTTGTTAATGGTCTTGTGTCCACATTAGAAATGTATCTTAAAGATGAAAACATTGACCCATATGAGGAGCATGATGAAACAGATTAAATGTAAATGGGATTTAGTATCAGTCCATTGGACGGATGCTTTTGATGGTGAAAACGGTTGGACAGACATAAAAGACTACAAACCATACCCACGCACAGTTGTGACTGTAGGTTGGCTATGGCCCGACTGTTTGGAAGGGCATGTTACGATAGTAACGTCCTACTTCCCGGATGAAATAGAAAATATGAAAACAGTTGGTATGCCAACACACATCCCTAACGGGATGGTGATTTCACAAACAGTTCTTAAACAGGCTTCGATTTTTCTTCCTGAAGCACAGGTGCGGGAATTACAAGTTGAGCAAATGCTTTCCGCATTTTCTCGGCGGAGTCAGCCATCTCTGGAGAAACTTCCGCATGCAACCAATCTCCCTTAGGGGCTCCGTGAATTGTTTCCTTCTTGTAGTTTGACCAAGCGTCTCTATCGCACATCCATGCACGACCGTGTGGTGCTGGGAAATAATCAAACAATGCTTCTAGTCCAAGCAGGTCTGCATTGTCAACAAGTAACTTGCACATGCGTACAGCCTCGCGGCGTCCATTGGGGACGCCCTTACCTTTGCCCATGTTGCGGTAAGAAAAATCTACAGCCCTGCCTGTTGCATGAACACTCAGGGATTCTTTTCCACGCATAGTGCGAACACCAAAATCGCCATTGTTCCAGAAAGCACCATTGCCAAGTTTAATTACTTCTTCAATGAACACTTTCATTCCGGGACGCAAACCTTTTGCTGCGCCATCTTTGTTACCTGTGTATTGCCTTTTCATTATTTCTCCTTGGTTTGATATGTGCGGACTGGTGAACCAATGTAAGACAGCCAAGCGTTCTTTGCAGAATCACCTTCACTGCCAAACAATCTGTCGCCTTGGTTCAATGGCGGGATGCCACCCTTGAGAATATGTAGTAAACGGTCAAGAGGTGTGTCATATTCTTGTCCGCTAAACGTAGAACGCCCAATGGCTTCTTCAATTGGAATCTTTAATAGAGGGTTCATGTTATTGACATAACGCAACGGGTTGTACAACTCTTCGAGTTGTTGACCCGTTCTGGTAAATCCCAAGTCAGGTGCAAGATAAAAATCATTGCCAAAAGGAAGTTTAATACCGCCCATTTCACGAATGAACGGGGATGGGTACTCTTCTTCATCGTATCGGTCATCCTTCAAGTTGCGTAAACCTGAACGAAAAATCTGGTATGGCTTAGGGTTAAGCCACTGGTTCTGCAATTCAAATACAAGGTTGCGTGATGTCCACAACCAAAACGGAACAATCAATCGCATCACTTCATCAAGTTCGCTCAAGTCTTCGTAGTCGAAGAACGCACGTTTCACACGTGCCTGTGACAGCCCAATATCCATGCCTTTGGCTGCAGAGTCGTAGCCAAGTACAAAACGACTGTAGTTGTCTGATGCTTGTCCAAGTTTCCCGTTGAAGTTTACGAGCTTGTTGTCTATCAATTTTGATGCACGAGCAACGTCTTTGAAAGACTTGCTGAAAATGCCTCCACCAGAACCCATCATCGCCTTGCGTGCGATGATGGCATACTCTTGTTGCTCTATTGGTAGTGTCTTAACAAAATCATTCCACAACATGCCAGACTTGTTAGCGGACATCCAATTAAAATACAAAGGTGTGGCAGCGTGAATGTTTTTCCATTCAGTTCCCATAAACGTAAGTTTGACACCGTTTGCTAAACCGTTTCTCACATGAAATCCAGGTGTCATAGTTGCGTATGCTTTGTGAAACTTTGTGTAACCACCAATGTATTTCGTTAAGTTCTGTAAATATATTGGGTCTTCCATGATTTCAATCTTTTGCCACAAATCATAGAACTGGGGTGTTGCTTGCAAGCTTGGAAAGTTTTCTCCAAGTTCAATCAAACCAGACTTCAAGTTGTATGTAGCCTTGACCCAATCTGGTGGAACTTGGTTGATAAGTGTGCCAGCAGAATCTGTAACTCGTCCAGCAGCATCAACAGTTCCCTTGCCACTAAATATCAAACTCTTTACACCTTGAATCATTCTGTCATCAAATTCGTCAGATGCCATGGTCGTTGCGGTGGCCCAAAATTGGGCTTCGTTTCTTATCTGTGATGCAAGAACACGTTCTGCTGGACCCCACTCAGTCTTGCTACTAAGTTGTTTCAGAAGTTTTATACCATCATTCAGGACAGCAACACCATCGTCGTACTCTTTAGAAAGTTGACCTGTCTTACTTGTAAATTGGCGAAGTTGCTGAGGTCCACTAATGGGTTTGTTTTTCAAACCCATCTGTCTGATACCTACCCTCTTGTTAGCTCTGCGCAACAAGTCCAATGTTTGTGCCATATCAATACGAAGTTGATTCAACGCTTGATTGCTGACAATAGGAACTTGTGGGTTGGCTCCTACACGGGATGCAAAAGCAAGATGTCGTTGTATTGCTGCATCTATATTGTCACGTTGTGTCTTGAGTCCAGTCTTCAAAGTGTCAACACCACTTTGCAAACCGTCATGCAAATCAATCATCGAGTCCATGGTTTTTGCTGCAGATGTCTTAGCTTTATCAGCTGTCTTCCTAACAACGTCTTCGTCCATCTTCATCTTCTTGGTCATGCTTTGAATAAAGTCAGCACCACCACGTTCCCCAATAGACTTAATCATTGCCGCATTACCCATCTGCTCAGCAGAGTTGCGCAAATATCTTGGAATGATTTCTTTCATGTCATCATGAAACACATTAAAACCAAGTTGAGGAAAAGCCAAAGTGTTCAGAGAATCAATATCCATGTCTTGTGGCCCAAGAAACTTGGTAAACCACCAGTCACCAACCTGAACATCTCTAGACTTAAAGTTGGTAGCAACACGAAGCATGTCTGTCGGACCATCTTGTGGCGCCAACTGCTGCGCCAAAGCAGCGTTGGCTTCCTTCCAAGTGTTGTATTCCTCGGTAACAAAACGTGGCATGTAGCCTTTAGCGTAGCCAAGAGCAAAATCAGGGTCAGCTTCCTTCATAGAAGAAAGAACACCATCATGAATCTGGTCCATGTGCAAACGCCAACGCTTAGCAATATCAATCTGCTCCGGTGATGCACCAATAGACAAACCCTTAGCAGGAATGTTTGGTGTGTCGACATTGTCCAACAACTGACGAATAACATTGCCGTTCTGAGTAGAAACAACTTGGTCTCTTACACCACCCAACAAACCTTCAAAGTCAGCTGTCGCTTCAGCAACACGAATACGTTTAATGTCATCTGCTTCCAAAATAGTGGAAGCAAAGAATGCGTCATCAGGCTTCAGTTTTCCATTAGCAAGAGCAACACGATAATCTCTAATGGTATCAGGACCAAACTGAGCAAAGTGACCTGTGCCCCGTGGGGTTATTTTCTTTTGTAACTTCTCAACACCAAAGTTGTTCACCAGACCCAAACGAGATTTAGAGATGCCGCTTTCAAGCGCATCTCCAATAACACCGCTGCCAGGAAGTTTGATTCGGCTACCAAAAAAGTAAATGCCAGGACCTTTAATACCAATTTCTTTTGCAACAGTCTCAGGTAAAGCCTGCTTGCCTACGGCATACATGTCACGCCCAGCAGTTCTAATAGCATCTTCTGTAAAGTTGGCAACACCACGTTTGTTCATATCACGCATACGTGCTGTAGCAAACTCAGATAGTTTGGCTCGTCCCTCACGACCAATCACAGTCTTACCGAGAACATCTCGTGTCTTGACAGCCTTGCCTGCTTTGTTCAACATCGTTGCTTTAGCAGCAACAGTTCCACCAAGAGTCGCATAAGTCAAAGG